GGCTCAGTCTGCGGCGTCGGCATCGGGTTCCTCGGTTTCTCCGTCAAACTGGGGGCGGGCAAACAGCGGCTCGTTGGATTCTTCGGGGTAGGCAATACCTGTCTGTCCCGTAAGCACCATGCCCACCATGACGCAGTCTACATACCACGAATGGAGCCAGCCGACAATCCGGCGCAGCTCTTCGTCGGCCACGCCCGAGTTTTTGTGCCGCTGGTGCCAGGCAATAGTGGCGATCGTGAAGCACTCGGCCAGCTTGTTGAAGTCTGGCGCGGCGTTCAGCCACTTGTGGGCGTGCTCCAGCGTCTTGATGATCTCGTCCATTTTTTCGGCTGCCTTGGCGGCGGCCTCTTCGGTCATGGGCGCATCATCATTGTTGTCAAAGTCAGAAGACATATGCCGGTTCCTTGGGTTCCTCTGGTTTAGCTTCCTGGTCGGCTTGCTCTTCGGCCAGGGCGCGTTCCAGGCTCGTACGATTGCCGTACATCCACGGCTCGGGCTTGATGCGGTTTAGCCAGTCTGCGAGCGTGGGGATGCGCCCTAGGTCTTCCTGGACGTGCTGCTCGCCGATATAGCGCACCATGACCTGGCGGCCGTCTGAGTTGGTGATCGTGTGGCCGAAGATCTTTTCGGCCATGAAAATACCCTCGCTGTGGTGCCGGAGGGCGCGGTGGCGAAAATCCGCCATATGGCTTTTGGATTGGTCAAACCAGTCGTGGATGGCCAGGTAGTCGTCTACCTCGCCACCCCATTTTTTAACGCTCGACAGGGCGTGATGGTAGGGGTGTGCCATTAGTCCGTGGTTTCGACAACAGTGTCAGCGCCGTCCCAGGCGAAATGCTTGAACAGAAAATCCTGCCCGTCGTTTTCGTCAAACACGATTATGGGCGGAGAATAGCCTGCTTCCACAGCAGCCTCGACGGCTAAGTCATAGTGGTCGCCGTTGTTGTACTCGTCTGCGTGAAGTTTTACTTTACAGAAGTAGAAATCAGGGCTGCCCGCTGCGTTAAAACAGGCAACCACGCATTTAACAATCATTTACTCGCTCATGTACAGGTTGTGGTTTTGCCATTAACTTCCCTCTGCCTGCGCGATTACAGCAATTGCCCGGTCGATAATCTGGGTTGTTTCGTTATCTGTTTCGTCGTTGGGGTACGCCTTCTCGTAAAGCACGATAAGTTCGTCTTTCGCTTGTCGGAGCGCGTTGAGTAGTTCTGGCGCTGCAGCAATTAAACGCGCGTCGGCTTCGATGTTAGCGTTCAACCCTTGACCTGTTTCTTCGTCGTAGCTTTGCGCCAGGGAGCAGATTAGTTTATCTGTGCCGGCGGTATAAACGTCATACTCGTCGTCGCCCCAAGAGTCCGGCGCCCACGGGCCTGGTGTATGCGGCATTAGTCCTCCAGGTCCTTGTGGGCGAGCGTCAGCGCTTCGAGCGTCGTCTCTTCCCAGGCCAGGTCGTCCAGATGCAGGTCTTCGAGCATCAGCGCGAGTGTCAGGTGCGCCTTGAGCTGTGCGGCAGGCAGCGACACATCTGTTTCGCGCATGATGTTTTTATCTTCGCGATATATGGTGTAGTGGTAGTAGTCGGCGTTGCCTGCCGGAAATAGCTCTACCACAAATGTGGTGCCGTGCTTACGGCAACCCCCGCGCCACGTACGTCCGTCGCAGAACGGCGGCGCATTGGGATCCGGCAGCTTTAATTCATTTGGAGACAGCATATAGTTACCTTGCCGTTATAAGCGTTTTGACTCCAGCGCGCGCATTAAACTAATGACGTGCGTGGGATCTTCTTTGTTAATGTCCGCCCAGACAAGTACACGTACGTCTTTTTCGTAGTATTCAATAACTACAGGCCAGCCGTGCCCGTCCGCCGAGCCGCAGTCGCCGTAGCCTTTCGGGCGGACAAGGATGGAGTTATCGCCGTGTTCAATCACGCACGGCACGGGATCAGGATCGCCGTTCCAGCCGTCTCGTAAGAGCGTAGTGATTTGTGTTGCCATTGTTTTGTCCTAACGTCAACTGGCTGAAATTTGAATTTGCTTTTACTCTATGATCGTGACGGCGCTGGTGGTTTCGATCCACACTTTGGCGCCGCACGACAGGGGCTTGTCCGGCGAATAAATGACCTGCGACGGCCCGGCAATACTGACGGCATGGCAGTACGTATTGTTACGGCCAGCCTTGACGCTTAGCACGGGATCGCGCCGGCCGGTTTTACAGTTGTTGCGAATGACAAGCTGGTTGACGTGAATTTTTGTCTTTTTCATGTTGCGGCACTTTATTCTTCAGGCTCGTCGCCGCCGAGAAAATCTACGACGCCAAATGTTTCCAGTAATTCAGCCGGCAACTTCGCTGTCATATTCGTCAGGGTCTCAGCGCGAGTGGCGCCCGAGAATTCTTCTAGCATGTGCGTATCGTCGGTGCCGTTTTTCCAACTGCCGATGAAACCCACGCCCGGCTCGAAGAACATCGCCTCGACGTCAAAGTTGCGGTCGTAGTGCATCTTTTCGTAGAACTGAATCGGCGGCGACCAGGCGGAGTCAAAACGCAGTTTGACTTCGGTGGCGCCCGCTTTAATTTTTTCTTTGTGGCCCTCGGGTGCGCCAACGTCCCACTTGGTGCCCCATTCAGCCACCTGCCAGTCGTACCAGTTCTCGTACCCGTACTTTTTGAGGTTACGGGCTTGCTTTTCTTCCAGCTTGATTTGCTCAGGCGTCTTGCCGAGAAAACCCGACGTCGTGCTGGTCAGCGCTCTGGGGCAAGGAAAGAACTTTCCCATGAGTTTGCCAGCGTTATAACCGGCTACGACTTTTTTGATTTGCGCGGGATCGGCGTGTCTGAACGTTACGGTATTTTCACACCAATTAGGCATAGTTAATTCTCACGGACCCTCGTCGCTGTAGTACTCTTCGTCGTCTTCGTCATATTCGTCATCTTCGTGGCCGTACATTTCAAACTGGACTTTGTCGACCGGGTCGGGCATGAGCGGCCCGAGCGGCGTCAGCGTAATGGTGCCGTACGAGCCGACGCCGCATTCATAGCCCCCAGCATTAGTGTCGAGAAAGTCATAACAGACAATCTCAATAGCTTCGCGGAGCGTTGGCGGCTTTTTCAGCCAGTCTCGTCGCTTCCCTGTTGCGGCGTCGAGGGGCGCGTCTTCCGGCCGGAGCGCTAGCGTCGTAATTTTGACGCTACTCACCAGCCGCAGCCCGCTTTCGGCCTCGGTTTCGTCGGGGTCCAGCAGCGCAACTTGAACCTGATGAATTAAACCCTCATCGTTGTTGCCGTCAAAGTGGACATGAACACTTGTAATTTCGTGATATTGAATTGCGTCCAGAACCAGATCAAGATTTGTGCCAGCTTTGACTTTAGTCGGCATGTGTGGCCTCAGTACATTTGCGGGTTTTGGCGCGGCGCGCAGCCGCGGTTAGTCCGCGAGAAAGTTTTAGTTTGCCGAGATTTTTTTCCCAGGATTCGGCAGCCCAGCGCAAATGGGCGTGCTGCGCGGAAATACTGGTGAATGACGTGCGCAAGCTCCACCGGCCGCTGTGCTCTATCTCGACGTTAAAAAAGCCGCAGCTGTGAATATCTCGCGCGAGCTCGTGCGACGCGTGAAATACGATGTAAAAATATCCCGGTCCGGCGGAACCGAGCGCCGAATCTTCTTCGCGTGGATGGCCTTCGCAGCTGTACTCCGTGATCGCGCCCAGCTGTTCAAGCATGAGCACGAAAAATTTAACGCCTGGTTCCAGGTCGCCGCCGTATGACATGCAGGGCGAGTTGCGAATAACCGGAATGTCTTTGGCACGATCCCAGGCGTTTTTGGGTACTTTGAGTTTCACGGTGATACTCAATATTTTGTGGTGCTGTGGGTGACTTCGGTGTAGCGCTCAGCGTGTTCGACCGTGATGGCGCCGGTTTTTACGTTTACGGTGATCGTGCCGTAGCCGCCCTCGTCATTTTCAAAGCCGTGTGGCAGGAGCGCGTCCATGGCCTGCGACAGATCTTTAAATTCAAACGGCGTTCCGGCTGGGAGTTTGATATCCTCCAGCCGGATTTTGCCTTCTTCGTTGGCGATGTGTTGCTCGAAATATTCGCAACTGTCGCCAGAGCCGTCATACTCGACGGTGATGGTGTGCCAGCCGAGCGGATAGAGATGCTTGCAGAACGACTTAATTTTTTCGGCGGCTGGGTTGGTATGTTTCTTTTTAGTCGGCATAGGTGGCTCCAGATGCCCACGTACATACGTGTGCGATGGCTGGGTTCAAAGGGTAGTCGTGTTTGCCCACTCGTCCGCCGTGGCCGGCGTGTGGCTGCAATTCAACGTGTGATCTTCGTGGTGGCCCACGCGCACTAAACCTTCCATCCGGCCTGCCGAGCCGACGACATTCTTTTCGATGGCGTCTTTGGTTTTGCGGACCGCTTCAGCGCCGGTGGGCGCGTCAACGAGGTACTCATTGGTTTTCTGCACGTGCGTAATAATCTGCACGCGGTAATATGACGTCATAGTAAACTCCTTGAAAAATAGGCAGCCTACATAGGCTGCATGAAACTCAGTCCTCGATGCCAACGAGCTTCCGCTCTTGCTGCATGGCGTTGCGCAGAAAGCGCACGATCTGCGGCAGGCACTTGCTCACCCGGTCCACGAACACGACCTGCTTGTCGCCGTACTGGCGCTTGAAGTTGGACTGATAATGACCGCTCACGCCGACGGCAAATGCATAGGTGCCGATCTTAAGCCGGTCGCGAGTAAACTTGCACACGCTGGTGACGTGCTTGCAGCCTTCTTCGCCGCCGTAGCCGGCGCCCGACGGCAGGCCGTCGGCGATTACAAACAAGTACTTCTTTTTCGCTTCGTCCCGGGCCAGCCGGCGGGCGACTTCCTTGATCGCGTAGCCGTCGTAATTGTTGCTGTACGCGCGGATTCCGCCGAGCCGGGTCAGGTCACTGCCATCGCTGGGCGAATAGTGCTCATAGATCGTCATGTCGTCCATGCCGCCCTGATTGGCGGTGTGGCCGTACACGTACAGCCGCACGCCCGCGATCTTGCGGAGCGCCTCCGCCAGCAGGATGCACATCGTGCGCGCCTGCTCGATCTTGTGGCCGCCGTTCATGCTGCCCGATTGGTCGACCAGGATACCGACCGCTACGTCGGGCAGCTTGCTGATCGTCTTTTGCGCCCAGATGTGCTCACAGTCGTAGCTCAGCTTGTGGAGGTTGCCCTCGTCCAGCTCGCCCGACCGCAGGCCGTAGGTCTCAATCGTACGCTTGCCCGCCTGGAACTGCAGCGCGTTGCGGATCTGTTCCACGGCGCCGCGGTTTGTCCGCAGGGTTGCCTGCATGACACGCTTGGCGTCAGTGCCGGCCGGAATCTGCTTGTTAACCGTTTTGGGGCGGGTGCTGTTGTGGCTCAGGTACGCGACATACTCTTCCTCGGCCTCGTTGCGGGCCTCGTCGTTTACCTGACCGATAGCCTCGCCGGTCAGATTCGTCGTCTTTGCGTCGATCTTTTCGCCGAACAAATCGTTGTCGATCGGCGACTGCTTTGCCTGCGATTCTTTAAGCGTTTCTGCCGCCTTTTCGCCGATGCGTCGAGCCTCGCTATGGTCGCGGCCGGACGACTGTGCCTGGCGGAGAGCTGCCAGCAAGCGTTCGACTACGGCAACCGTTGTGCCCAGCTCAGCGGCGAGCTTTGCCAGTACGCTGTCTTCGTAATTATCGCGCTCGGCAAATTTAGACAGTTGCCCGCCCAGGAGCGCGTCAACCATCGTAGCCAGAAAACCTGCGTCGGTGACTGAACTCGTCGCCTTGGCGCTATTAACCGCATTATTAATTTCGGTCTTGCGGTCGGGCGGCGGTGCTTCCGGGTCGTCCGTGTACGCGCTGCTGATCGCGTGGCGGAGATTATTTATCTCAGCCCCGTGCTGCGTAACTTCGTAGCTGTGGAGCACTTGGCCGGCAACGTTGTTTAACGTCATGCTGGCTCGATAACTTGCCGTGCGGCACGCCTTTGACAGAGGGCCCACGGCCCGAGCCTTGGCCGCCGCATCGTCGGCGTTCCGGTTTTCTTTTGCCTGTTCCTTGGCGTATTTTTCGCCGTGTTCCAGCAGCCGCTTGAGCGTAGCCAGCGTATTAGCGCTGTTGTCGCGAGTGGATTTAGGCGCCGACTTGTTTTCGGCGAGCTCGGTTTCCGCCTTAGCGACTTTGGCCAGCAATTCTGCGGCCAGCTTTTCAAACTTGTCGGTCAGCTCACGGCTGGCGGTAATCGCCGCTTGCGCTGCTGCTTTCAACGCCGGCTTTGTTTTCTTGCAGAATTCTTCCGCGGCGTCGACGGCAGCTTCAAACTTTTCACGCAGCGCTTTCAGCTCTGCAGCTGTGGTTGGCGGCGTGTTGACAATACTCTCTCTAGCCTTGTCCAGCTCGCCGAGGCCGGCGTCGCGTAACACATCAATTCCGGACGGCCGTGAGTTAAGCTGATACATCAGCATATTGAGCGCGGACCGGGTATACCCCGGCGCATCTGTAACTCCGTCGGCTACTTTTTGTTCAGCCGTTTCGAGTTCTTTAAGCGCTGCCTCAATACTCTTAAGCAACTGCTCGACCGACGTGTGCTTCCGGATATCTTCCTGTAGCTCGTCGGAGGCCTTGCAGTTGTCGGCAACTTCTTGGCCGTGGCTGGACCCTGTCCCCGCCTCTGCGATGTCGGCAAACACGTTTGCCATCTGTTCCAGCAGCTGCTCGTGCGCTTCGTTTTGCTTGCCCTCGCCAGACTGGGCTTTCTGCGCGTCCGCCAACATGTTCTCCAGCGCGCTTTCAACGGCGCCTGGAGCAACCTCGGTGCCGCTTTCGGCCAAGCTGGCTAACCAGGCCCGCAAATCCGCGACAATGCGATCGCAAGCCGGGAGCAACTGGTCGTGCGTCACCTCGGCGCCAAGATGCCTGGCTACGATTTCAGCGACTGCCGGGTCAACCTCCAACGGCGTTTCGTCGTTGATGAGGTTGTAGGCGATCCTGGCAGTGACCGATTCCAGCGAGAACTCAGCCTGACTCAGGGTCTCGCGCACCGCCTCGAACTTCTTGGCGTGGCGAACAAAGTATGGCGCGAAGCCACCCCAGTTCGACACAACTTGACGCCGCGACAGCCGCATCAGCATAGCTTTGGCGAGCATGCCGCTGAGATACTGGTCCGCCGTGCTGGCGGCGAACTCGCGTGGTTTTAACGCGCTCAGTTTTTGCTGGGCGGCATAAAACTGCACGGCAGCTTTAACACCGGCTGCGTGAGTACCGGTCATGTTAATATCGCGGACAACCTCAGCCGCCACGTCTTGCGAGATCTGGACGCGCAGCAGCACGAAGCCGGTCAGCGCGTCGATCGCTGCGTCTTCGTCGTCGGTGGTGGTCGTGGCCAGCAGCTGGTCAGGCGACACGTAAATAACGCGCTGCTTTTTGTCGTTTAGTTCAGCTTCCAGCCCGTTGCTGTCAGCGCCATTGCTGAACTGCACGATATATTCTTTTGCCTGGCCGACGGCTTTGTCGACAATTGTATTGGCGTTTCGGGTCAAATTCCGCAACGCACGAATTGCCTTATTCTTGTCATTGTTATCGGCGGCGCTGCTCCACGACCGAGTCGAGAACGTAGACCGAAACAGACTGGACGGCGAGTAGTCGGTCTTTCGACTGTAGCGGAAACTGTTGCGGCGGTACCACTCGGCGTCGGAGTCGTCAAACGCCTCGTCGTAGCGATAGCGGCTGTAGCCGGCATCGTCGTATGTACTTATCCCGCTGTAGCCAAAGCCGCCGTAGTCGTCCGAGGCGCGGTCGTCGTCAGCGGCTGATTTAGTGCCGCCGCCGAAGCCGGTTACGAACAATTCATCGTCTGGTTCAGGATTGTAGTGCGGATTTGGCCGCGGCCCCGTCGACTTCTTAGTCGATTCGGAGTCCGCGTCATCGTCGTGATATTTATCCCACCAACTTATTGGCTTTTTCGCCATGTGGCTTAAGCTCCTACCGCCGCAGTACCCGCTGCAGCCGCGGCGGCGATCAGGTCGCCGAACTTGCCCTGGATAATGCTCTGAACGCGGACGCGCTCAGACTCCTCGTCACCTTCGGGCGAAAAGTGATTGGTGATGGTGAACTGCAAGGTATCTACACCGCCGAGCAGGAAGTCGTGCGCCGCCGCAATCAGCTGGCGGGTCGACAGGCTTTCGGTCAGCGCCGCGCTCAGGCCCGTTGCCTCCTGGCGGATCTTGTTGGCCATCTGCACCAGCCGCGTGGCAATGTCCTTGCTCACGCCGCACCGGTTAACCAGCAGCTTGGTCTCGTCCGCCTCGCCCAGGTACGTCAGCTCGACGGCACGGGGGAAACGGTCGCGAATCGCGCGGTCAAGCGCCGACGTGCCGGTGTAACCAGCGCCCTCGTTCATCGAAGCGAAGAACACGGTGCCGGGGCCGACGACGATCTTGTCGCCCTTCTCCTCAAGGTAGGTGAAGCGGCGGGCGTCCAGAATCGGCATCAGCGTGTTGAGCAGATTCGGATTGGCGCGATTGAGCTCGTCGAGCAGGATCACGTGGTTGCCGGCCTGCACAGCGCGGACGAACTGCGACTCGTGCCAGTACACCGTGCCTTCGCGGGCCGTCTTGTAACCGAACCAGTCGCGGGCCTCGCGGAGGTTGGCGCAGTCCATGATCAGCAGCGGCCGCTTTTGCCGCGCCGCAAACTGAATCGCCAGCTCGGTTTTGCCGCAGCCGTGTGGGCCGATCAGGTTAACGTTTTGCGGGCACTTCTTGCTGGACGCTTCCAGAATATTAAACAGGCTCTCGATCTTGGTGTTAATAATGTACGTCGCGTCGGGCTTCGGGTAGAACACGCCGTGCTCGCCGTCTGCCTCCGGCTCGTCGTCCGCGCCGACCACGCCGAGCGTGGGGCGGTCGCCCGACATCCGCGCAAACCCGTACTCAGTTGACGCGGACTCGGCAGCCGCAGGCGCCGCAGCCGCAACCGTTGTCGTCCGCACAAACCAGCCAGCCTTGCGCTCGTTCATGATCGCGTTGACCGTGCGCTTCGTGCCGTTGATTGCGCTCGCCGCATTGGCAGCCCACGCCTCGAAATTCTCAGGGCGCGACTCGCCCTCTTCAATAAGCTGCTTTACAACCTCGCGCTGCTTGGACCAGGTGCCGTCCGTCAGCGTGTCGTAGGCGACGCGCAGCAGGCTCATAAGCACGGTCCCGGGAGCGACCAGATTGGCCGCAGTCGTCGAGCCGTGCTCGACAACCCACGCCTTGAGGCTCTTCGCCGACGCCTTGGGCTCGTCGATAGTGGACTGCGGGACGACGCTGACCGAAACTTCTACGCCGTAAACATCGCTGACAGAATGATTCGCGGCAATCCGCCCGCGGGCGCTGGGCATAAATCCAACAAGGTCGTGCTCTTCGTTGACGTAAAGGTACATGTGTGTAAGTTAACCAGAGGGGTGGCGAGACTTCTGGGAATACGCGGTAATCGCGTCCAGAATGGTGTTTTCAAAGATTTCCGGCGACAGATAGTCAGTGCCGTGAAAATAGTCCAGAACAAATTCTGCTGCTTTTTTGTCGTAAACTGCTTTAAATTGTCGTACCGTGCCTTCGTGTTCGACGCGGTATTCGGTGATGTCGTGGAGAGTAATAACCTCCGGGATGGCGATAACGTCTTTATATTGCTCACGAATTTGATAGATCGCGTCCAGCGCGTCCAGCGTACGTTCTTTTGCCGCTGCGTGTTGTGCTTCTGTGTACATGCGCACTAGACCATTGCTCAGGCGCCAGCATAGAGCGCCGGGCCAAAAAAGCTCAAGAGCCGCCGCGCGGGCCGCCGAAACGGCCGACGCAGGCGGCTTTGAGGGGAGAATAGGGGCAACCGGCAGCAGCCGATCAGCCGATGTCGCTCATGACGTCCTGGAGCTGCTCGTGCAGCTTGAGGATCCGCGCGGCCTCTTCATAGGTGCCACCGCAGGTCGCCAGGAACGCCTTGGCCGCCTTGAGGTGCGCAACGGGCAACGTCCCGGCTGCCGCCGTCGCCACCTTGTTCGCCGGCCGGCCGGCAGGCTTTTTCTTTGACGTCTTTTCCCGACTCATCGCCATCCGACTACGCTCGCTGGCTTCCGAGGTTGCCGCAGCCGGCGCAGCGGCCGCCTTGTGCTTCTTCGGGCCGCGGGCCTTGGCGCTGATACCCGCCTTCTTTAACAGCTGGCTGACCTGAGCCGGGCTAACCTTTACGCCCTTCTTGGCCAGCGCGTTCACGATATCGACGCCGCGCAGCGAATCACCGGCGTCAGTGCGCTTGGTGATTTCGTCGCGGACGTAATCAGACATACTCTTTTTCTTCTTTTCAGCCACGGTATGTGACCTCCGGGTGGGTTCAACTTCTTCGTCGTCAGCCTCGTCCACAGCGGACTCAGCTTCATCAACCTCGACGACGTCCTCGACATCGGCTTCTTCCTCTGCTTCGTCTTCGGCTTCGTCGTCGTCATCTTCGTCTTCCGCTTCGTCGTCGGTCACTTCGACCGCGACGCTGGCTTCGACGTAAGTTTCTTCAGTGGTCTCTGCTTCGGTTCCGTCGAGCAACTCATCGTCACTCGGTCCGGTCCCCTCAAGCTCATCGTCGACGTCCGAGTCCAAATCGATGTCTTCACTGTCGTGTCGTCCCATCCCTGAGTTCTTCGCTTTCTTTGGTTCCGTGCTGCCCTTGGGCGTTGTCGGCTGGAGCATTTTTGGCAGCGGTTTGCCCCACAAACTGGCCGGATTTACGAAACCCGAGCCATCATCTTTCTTCGTCATCGCTTACTCCTAAACTGCGCAGGTTACTTGGTCGCAACCCGCCTATCGCTACAATAGCTGCGTAAAAATAGAAATCAACTGGCCGGCAAAATATTCTGCCGCCACGCACTTTGCCTTAAATTCAGGCAGGTTTTTAGCGCTTGTTGCACACGAGCTCGCGGAGCTCGCGCAAGTCAGTGGCTTGCGCTGCCGCAGCTGCTGTGCCGGTTGGCTTCGCCGGCTTCTGCTGGGCCGCCTGCTTTGCGGCGATGGGCGGGGCCGAGCAATTCTCGCCCCGCAGCAGATCTTTGTTGAGCTCAGGCCACAGCTCGTACGAGTGAATGGCGCCGAGCAGGTTCCACGAAGCGTGGCCGAGATGATCTTCGGTCCGGTCGCCGCCGAGAAACTTGAAGATGTGCGCCAGCGCATGATTGAGCAGGTCGGTGACGGGCATGCCTTGCTCCCAATTGCAGCAGCCGAACTTTTCGACGCCCTCTGCATACGTGCGCGCCACGGCACGCAACCCGATCGGGCTGATGAGGTCGTACCGGACATGTTGGCAATCCGCGCTGCGGACGGCGCCGGTGTCGTATTCGTGACGGTTGCAAGTCATGCGTCGCTGCCTTCTGGTTTAAATGAGAAATAAAGTCGTGGGCTGTCTACAAACATTACCGAGCCCGATTGGTTGTCTTTTTTGCGGGCAACTTTGGCGAAAATAGGGCCGTGTTCAAATACGTTGAATTCGTGCTCTAGCTCCTCCGCGGTCCACACATCAAAATTCTTTTCGAGTGCGGTGCGCAACTCGCCGGCTTCCAGGTGCCCGTATTGGGCTTGCATGATGGCGGCGAGGTCGCGCTGGTCTCCAGAAAACGGGATATCAATAGTCTCTGGGGAATTACTTGTCATCTTGTTTCGTATCCGGTTCAGATTGTGAGAGCGCGTTGAGTTGATCCACGCGATCTTTGAGTTGGGTCGCCAGCTCGTTGGCGTACCGGTCGAACATCTGCAGCTGCGCCAGCAAATCACGATGCGCGTCAACGGCGAAAGCCGATAGGCGACCGGTGAGCTGGAGCAGGCCAGAAATGTGCGGCGGCTGCGGGTTGCGCAATTTCAGCAAACCAGCTGGCGTATTTTCAGGTTGTTTGGCCCACAGCGGAACTACAGCGACGCCGCTTAACTCGGGAATCTTTTTCAGGATGTCGGCGCCAAATACTTCGCCGGCTTTGAAAAACTCCACGTCAAACGGCAGGCGGTCGGAAGAGACCGCGTCGACAGTAGTTTGCTGCTGGTCCATACTAAGAAGCTCCGTCTTCAGGGGTGTAACGCATCCGTGCTGGCAGCAGGCCGTCGAGAACGTTGCCGGCTCGCGTAGCGCCGAGTCCGTAGACCACGACGCGCGTCAGCAGCGATATCGTATCGCCCCCAAATAAATCTGCCAAGGCCAGCAGCAAGAACAAGTACACGGGAACGTGGTAGCTCTTGCAGAACGGGCAGTTAAGCAGTTCGAGCGCGCGTCCGCGCAGCGATTCTGCCGGCGCGATGTCCTGAGCCGTTTGCGCCCAGGCACGCCAGTTGTCAAAAATTGAACCTTTGTGCCAAACCTCAATCACGGCCCCGCTAGCCAGCAGGACCGCAATAAAATCAAGCCAGGTAAACATTACGTTATTCGCGGCTATTTTTGTTTGCCGCGCTCCCGACGTCGGACACGGTTTTCACCGCGGCTGATGGAGTTTGTGGACACCAGCATGAAATACATTGCCACGGCGATAGCGAAGACCGTCGTGCCGCCAAACATCGGACCGCAAATGAAACCGGCCAGAAGCAGAAGCACCATAAAACTTATAAAAGTCGTATTGACGTCATTGGCCATGACTCCTCAATGTCTATTGAGCGTATTGATCGCCGTACGGCCAGACTTTAGTTGTCGGCTGGTCCGGGCCGGGGTCGCAGCAGGCTTTTAGCGCCGGCGGTTCCAGCTTTAACTTGTTGACCAGGTTGTCGGGCAGGTAGACCTGCGGCCCGGGGCTCCGCATGGTCGGTTGTGTCTGCGGCTGTCGGCGTTCTTGATACAATTTGGCGCTACGCGTAATTTGAACCATGGAAGCACTCCTGCGGTTGGCGGATCACCGTTTAGTATATCCGCACCGCCGAGACATTTCGGGGGCTATTTTTTAGATAGCCAGCGCACAAGAGATACGGGGAGCAGCAGGATTGCCAGGCACAGGGATTCCACGTTCGTGATGAATACCCGCCCCAGCAAATTTATGCTATCCTCTAGCCACTGTAGTTCGCCCGCATCAACGTCCTCCCGAAATTTACGCCTATGTCGACACATACGGCACCAGAAAAAATAGGGCGGGATGGTAGCCCGCCTGAATCAACAGCCCTTGAAATCCCAAACGATGGGATTCAGGATCTGCTTTCGGAACTGCTCGAATTAAACACCGGCGATCAAGCGGCGCTAAAAAGCCGCGTGTCGGTGTTGAAAGAATTGGCGACGCGCAAAGCGTTTCCTTCGCTGGAGCCAATTCTTCCGCTTGTATTAAACTTAAATGGTCGGCCGTACAGTATTAAAGACCACTACCCGTTCGGCCCGCTGTTTAGGATTCTCACACCGAAAAATCAGGTGTGGAAGACGGGGCGGCAGTTGAGTAAGTCGACTTCGCTCGCGGCTCACGGTATTGTTGTCGCGAATGCGATCCCGTTTTTCAAGACGTTATACGTCACGCCACTGTACGAGCAAATCCGTCGCTTTTCCAACAATTATGTTCGGCCATTTATTGACCAGTCGCCGATTAAATCTCAGTGGTCAGGAAGCGACACTGAGAACTCGGTATTGCAGCGCAGCTTCAAGAATAAATCGTTGATGCTGTTTTCATTTGCGTTGCTCGACGCCGACCGAGTCCGCGGCGTGTCGAGCGACCGCATGTGCATCGACGAAGTTCAGGATATAGATCCCGACCATATCCCGATTATTCAAGAAACGATGTCGTACTCGCGCTACGCGATTTCGCATTTCACCGGGACGCCGAAATCGATTGATAACCCTTTAGAGGGATTGTATAAACGCAGCAGCCAAGCGGAGTGGTTCATCCCGTGCACGTCATGCCGGCATTGGAACATTCCCGCCATTGAACATGATCTCGACGCCATTATTGGTCCGATGAATCCGCACATTAGCGAGAAGTGTCCCGGCACTGTGTGCGCTAAATGCCGCAAGCCTATTAATCCACGTCAGGGCCGCTGGGTTCATAGATATCCAGATCGGCGCTGGCAATTCGCGGGTTATCACGTGCCGCAGCTGATTTTGCCGCTGCACTTTGCCGACCCCGAAAAGTGGAACACGTTGTTGCTCAAGCGCGAAGGCTACGGCAACATGACGCAGGCCCAGTTTTATAATGAGGTGCTCGGCGAATCCGTGGATGCCGGGCAAAAGCTCATCAGTGAAACAGAGCTGCGGGGTGCGTGTGTCATGCCGTGGGAGAACAAGAAAGAACCAGACCCGAAATGCTACGACAACATCCGGGACTACCGGACGCGTGTCCTGGCCGTCGACTGGGGTGGCGGCGGCGAGGAAGGCATTTCGTTCACGGTTGTTTC